GTGGAAATAAATGTCCTAGTTATGGTGGAAACGGAAATATTGTTTTGGAACTTGAAGGTGGAACCTGTGAATATTTGAATATTGAACCAGGTGATACCGTTGAATACTTACTTTGATTCTGCGATTTTTTCTTTAAGTTTTCTTTCAAACTCATTCGCAATCATCTTTGTAAACTTAACTGAAGGTGAATCATCTTTCTCAGAATCATACTTATATTGTCCTTGAGGTGGTCTTTTACCTCTACCTAAATAATTTAAACCAGAAATGTTTGTAATACATTTGTGTCCACCTGAATTTGATTGAATTAAATCCCAAGCGTTGATTCCAATTTTATCTAACATATCTTTATGTTCTTCGGTTAAATCTTTGAATGATGTTTCCATCATATCTTGAATATGGTCTAAAACTTTTTCACCACCTTCCATAGTTGTAAATTTATCACCATATAGTGCTTCAAAATCGTTGAATGTAAATCCAATACTTTCAGGACCTACAGAAGTTTCACTAACCCATTTAATAGTTGATAAAGGAATTGTTCTTTGTTTTAGTTGTCCCTCCCATTTTGATAATACTTCTTGAGCTATTTCACCAAGATTAACACCTTTAAGTTCTCTGTCTTTCTTAAAAGGATTACAAGACGCTTGAACTAATCCCATAGGCCAAGCCATAATTAAAAAGTCGGCGTCAGGATTATTTCTAAATGGTGTGTATCTATCATAAGAACCAGGTTTAAACATACTACCACCACCATATTGAAAAATAATACTATCACTAACTCTTGGAAAGTTTTTCATATTATCTTTATATCCCTCAGCATTTTTTTGTAATTCTTCTGGATTTGCGGCATTTGTTTTTTTCATCCAATTTTTAATGTTATTTAAAATAGACATTAAAGATGGTTCAGAATCCATAACCAATCCTTCTAAAAAACCTGGTTTGTTTTTAAATGCCAATAACAATTTATTAATAACCAACCCTAATAACATTTTGTTTTGTTGGAGCGATTTTTCTTTATCCAACCTGTAAATGTAGTTAACAACTTCATCAGGTGTGATATTATATTTAGCATAATCCGCTGAGTCAACAGTATTAATTAATAAGATATCTGAAGACGGAAACAAGTCTTTTGGAGACACTACTTGAGATATTGTTTCTACATTTGAACGAGCTCCTCTAAATTGTGTTGAGGTATTTTTTTCAACCCCAACTTGTTTATCGTGGTGGTCCGTATGAATTACAAACATTGGCTTACCGTGAGCAAAGTCCACAAGAACCGGCATCACATCTCCCTGTGCGTCGTTCTTTTTAACTGAGAATTCTTTGTCACCGTATTGGATTATGTGAGCCCCTACCACATCAATACCATTGTCTTCAAGGTATTTTTTCATTGCAACTGCGGTTGTCACTCCATCCAAATCTTGATGAAAGTATATTTCAGATTTTGGATATCTTTTAGCTAAATTGTTGATGTCTCGTAATCCTGTCTCTTTGAGTAAATTCTTCATATTTAATTAATCTCAAATTGAATTGATTTATGATATTTCCCATCTTCTTGTTTTGTGATTACTAATTTAACAATTTTAGTTAAATCTAATTCTGTTAATCTCATAACTTTTTGTTCCATGTTATGACTTTAACGTTAACAAATATTTTAATTGGTTAATTTTAGCCAACATTTCGTCTCTTAAATTTAATAAATCTGTATCGTATTTTGAATCTAATTGGTCTGTCATATCAACCAAAAACTCTGTTATACCATCTAAAAAATTTTGAATGTTAATTGTTTTAATATCCTGAAACATTATAGAAAACTCTGATTCAAATTCAGGTCTACCATATTTACCCATCATGGATTCAACAAAATTGTCCGTTAGGTCACCTAATAAATCATATATTTTACCATATGACCTATGTTTGGCATCACCAAATGTTTGCCAGTGTAAAAATCTAAATTGATTTTGTATTTGGACTAATTTTAATATTATTTCTTCTTTCATATATTCTTCTCTCATATTTTATAGATTAAATTGCCATTAAGGCGGCTTTACCAACATTTGAACGAAATATACCTGATAACCATCCTTGAATTGGGTCTCCAGTGGATGGGGTTAACATCCCCACACTTGGATTAGTAACGGTTGGTTGTGTTTGTCCCATACTTTGATTAGGAAGTGTTTCACCCATTTCTTGATTCCAAGTTTCTTGAGCTTCAGGTGTTTGAGAATACACATTCCATTGTTGCTCGGCGTTTGGCATTTTTTCTAATAATTCTTCAGGTCCAATAAAATTTCCAAAACCCATATAATCTAAAAACCCTAAATAAACTTTTGTTCTTTTCATTAATGACCTAGTTGCGGGATTACCACCAAAAATTCTTGGAACACCTGCCCATATTTTTTGACCTATAGATGCGTCAGATTTCATATATTTTAACCATGAATTTCTTACGTCTTTATTTCCCCTGAATAATTTACCTTGTTCTCTCTCAAGAGATTTCATTAATTTTTGTTTCTCTAATGACGATAATCCTTTTTCAACATTAATTATTTTACCTCCTTTAGTAATAGTTGATGGTAACTTAATCTCTTTACTTGCTTTAGTAAAAATACCAACAAATTCTTCAACCGCTCTTACTAATGGTCCACCAATTCCAGGTACTTTACCAACGGCAGCTTTTAATATTTGTAATAATTTACCACCCCAAGTAGGCGCACTCTCAACCATTTTAGCAATTGGTCCTCCAGCAACTTTAGCGGTTTTTGCAATTTTAACTGCGTCACCGGCAGCTACGGCTCCTCTAAATGCACTTGTAGCTTTACCACCAGCCTTTAGTACTCCAACAACAGGTTTGGCTAAAACGTCCCCTACATATGGAACAACCGAAATCCAAGATAATATAGCAAATAACTTATCACCTTGATTCCAATAACTAACTCCATTTACAAGGTCAATAGTCCCTGTTGGGTCAAAAATACCTGCAATATCAAAAGCAGTATTATACCATTCAGACTCATTAAGAGATTCCGTATTTTTTAATGATTGGTTTTTAGTAATTAAAGCAAGTTGTCTTTCAGTTATTAAGATGTTAACCATTTTTTTATTTTATTAATAAATATCTATAAAACAAATAAAAAGGTCGTAATAACCTTTTTATTTGAATTCTATTTTAATTTGTTTTTTTCGGTCAACAAAGTCTTGTACTCTTTTTTGAGCAACTTTAGTATAATTTTCACTTAATTCTATACCTAACCATCTTCTATCTAATATCTCTGCCGCTACCAAACTAGTACCTGAACCCGCAAATGGGTCAAGAACTACATCGTTTTTGTAGGACAATATCTTAATCGCCTTTGTTGGTATGTCCATTGAGAAAGTTGCCTTGGTGAGTGATTTAGTATCTGCAAAGTAATTCCACTGACCAAATACAAGTTCCATAAACTCTTTCTTATCTTTTTCCTCATATACAATTTTTTTCTTTAATGTCCCGTCTTCCTGTTCAATCTCAGTTGGGACTCCTTTCCACTCTGGTTCACCTTTAACTTTTTTAATGTGTTGTTTTTTATATGCTAATATTACACATTCTTTTGGATTATAAATATATGGAGAACTGGGACTCATCCAAGAACCCCATGCGGTTGTCTTACTTCTGTGTGGAGAATCTTCTTCTAAATCCACAATTCCAAAGAATTTAAATCCAACCTCTTTCATTATTTGATAAAACTCTGAAACAAAAAATACTCTACCTCCTCTATCTTGAACATTCACTTCGTAGGGAATGTTAATTGAAACTCTACCGTCATCTTTAATCAATCGGTAAGTTTCTGTTAACCATTCTCTTGTCCAACTCCAATATTCATTCATAGGTAAGTCATCTATGTGGGTATCATATTTAATTCCACAATTATATGGTGGTGATGTCACAACCAAATCAATACACCCTTCAGATAATGTTTTCATTATCTTAATACAATCACCATTTATTATTCTTCCTGTTTCCATAATTTTTAAATTCCTGCTGTTAAATGATAATTAAATCCTTTACTCGTTGTATCACCATATGATTTATAAATTTCATATGATTTTTCATCATATATAATTTCATTTACTACTTCGACTCTACAACCAACATCATAGACTTTTAATCTTAATTTATCAATATCAAAATCTTCTTCAAGTGGTATATCATAAATTACTTGTTCACCTTTACAATAATTTTCAACAATTAAAAAAGCTTTATTACTACAATATTTTTCTTCGTAATCAATTTTTTCTATATCCAAAACTTCTGTTTCATAAACAACTTTTCCATCCTCATCTTCAACTCTTAAAATAAACGAATCCGCAAAAGGCCCCATAATAGATTCGTTTGGCGAATCAAAAAAACTTTCAACTTCTAATATTTCACATATATCGTCGCATTCCATCTCATCTAATTCTACCCCGTTATCACGAAAAGTTTCGTATTGTTTTGTGTTTAATTCAAATGGGTAAAGTTCAGCTCCTTTACCAGCTAAAATAATTTTGTAGTATTTCATATTATTATATCAATTAAAATATCCATTACTAACACAGTTGTTAACACTATTGCCACACCAATTAAAATTCCCATTACTATCATCATTTACTTATCAATTTTAAAATTAATACTACATTCAATAACAAACTTACATACACTAAACTACCTATCATATCTTATCTTTTTTTAATTAAACTATTTCTGTAATTATTTGAGCTAATTTATATCCCGCAAATGCTCCTCCCGCGGCTGAACCAGGGAGAACTATAAACTTACCTAAAATTGTGTCATATTTTTTTCTGTTGACAATGTACGAAATTAAAACGTAATACAAAATATAATTTATTAAAACTAAAAAGTCCAATTCTTTTGCAACAAACACGACAATAGAATTACCTAAAAAACCCCACATAAAATTTATAAAAGTTTCTCGTAGTAATTCACTTGGTGTTGTGATTGCATCTAAAACTGAAATTTCTTTACTAAGTCCTGTTTTATTTTTCGATGTTTTCGATGTGGTGTTGGAGGTACCAAAGGGCTTTTCTGAGGTCTTCAAGTTCTGTATCTTTTCTTTTTTTTCCTGCACGACTAATATATTTTATTGCATTTCCTAAACTAAACCCTAAATCCCAAGCGTCAATAACTTTTATTGCTTCGTATTCATTATTTTTACCAAATTGGTAATGGTCAGGATGATTTACCATTTCTTTTTCTATGTTAACCTTAGACGAATTTACACACTGGCAATTACCATCTCCCCCATTTATTGGGTTACACGCACAATTATTTTTCATTTATCTTATTAGTTCTTGTTATTAATAAACTCTGGTTTAACATTTGCTTTAGACTCCATTATTTTTTCAGATAACTCTTCAGATAATTCATAATCATCATCATTTCGATATTCTTTCAACAAATCATCATTAGACATTGTTCCGTATTTTTCACTTAATTTATCGGTATCAATATCTTCATACATAATACTTAACGTTGATTCCAATTGTTTTGCAGACACTAATGATTCACAAATAACATTAAGTATTTTATATGGATTTGCATTTGACGCTGGTCGTCTATCCTCAACATATCCTTTCCATTCCTTTGCGGTTGACATAGGTACTCGGATAGAAGCTCCTCTATCACTAATCCCCCAACTAAATTTATTAATTGATTGTGTTTCATATTTTCCAGTTAATCTAAGTTCATTATCTGAACCGTAATTTTTCATATGTACGTTTTTCCTTGATTCAAAAACATTAAAAATTGATTTAAAATATTGTTCTCCACCAACTTCTCTCATTATTTTATTTGAAAAATTTGTATGTAGTCCTGAACCGTTCCATTCACCAATAACTAATGGTTTTGGGTGTAATTCAATCTGATATCCGTATTTCTCAGCAATTTTGTAAAGAAAGTAACGAGACATCCACAAATCATCCGCAGCCAATAATTTACCTTTTGCGAATATTTGATACTCCCATTGTCCTAATGCAACCTCAGCATTGATTCCTTCAATACCAATCCCACATTCTAAACACATATCCAAATGTTCTTCAACAATATTTCTTCCAACAATTTGTCCTCCAACACCACAATAATATTTTCCTTGCGGGTCAATCATTGTACCTGAATCAAAACCTAAAATGTTTTGGTTATGAGCTGAACGTATAAAATATTCTTGTTCAAACCCAACCCAAAAAGATTCGTCTTCTTTACCTAACTTTGCCCTATCATTTGTTTCATGTGCATTATTTTTATTATCCATGACTTCACAAAAAACATAGATTCTATCATATGATTTATACAGTCTAACTGGTTTGAGATAACAATCAGAAGAATATCCTTCAGCTTGTTTTGTTGAGGACCCGTCAAACCCCCATTCAGGTATGTCTTTAATAAAATTTATTGGATAATCAACGATTTTTATTTTACTTCTAAGATTTGGTTCTGGCGTATACCCATCTAACCACACATATTCCAATTTAATTTTCATATATTATTTATTTTTTTTTTAGAATTAATAAAACGTACGATAAAACATAATTTATTTATATTTTATTGTCAATTATTTTTAATTTTTCAATGTTAAATGTTTGAAAAATATACGACATTATTTTTCTTTTCATAATTGGAACAATAGATTGTTCTATTGGAAAATCTTGTTCACAAGTTATTTCAAAAACCGGGAAATCTTTATAATACTCCGTTTTATTGAATTTTGAATAAGTCTCAATAATTGATAATAGTGTGGTACTATCCGCCTCATTTTCATATATTTTGGTTATCTGTGTTTGAGCGTTATTTTTACTGTCCCGTTCTTTTTTTATTTTATATTCCCAAACATAAATTTTATTTTCTAACTTTTTATAGTAAAAAATATACCCATAAATTGAACCTAAATTTTTTTTATTTTTTTTTACGGAAACATCGATACTATCAAAAACAATATTCCAAATTGATTTGGCGGTATTAAATGTGTCAAATAATTTATCATTTGAATACAAGATTGTTTTATTTAACTCATTTTTTTCTTCGTCCGATAATTCTCTTGGGGTTTTTGGATATAAATCTTTTAACACAATTTCATCATCACATGAATTAAATTTTTTATTAGTTAAAAGTAGAATGTTTTCATTAGATAATGATTGAATATTTGCCATGTGCAAAGATAACTCAACAAAATCAGGATAAATTTCAAACTTATTTAATCTTTCTTCACATTTTTGAATGTAATTTAACAGAGTATATTTGTTGTATTCAAAATCTAAAGGTTCTTTCAACATCCACTCGGGGTTTAACTTAAACTCCAATTTTTTTTTTCTTCCCATACAACAATTATAACTAAATAAAAATCTTAATCAATTCTCATCACATAATATAAATCACCTAAAACTGTTATTTCTTCTGCGGTACCATCATATCCATTCAAGGTATGGCCATAACCATCGGCATCTACAACTCCATTAATAAATTCGTCTTTGTCAACATATTCTTCCCAATCAAGTCCCCATTCATCCATGAAAGAAGTAACATCATATCTTACTTCTTTAAGTTGTTTTTCAATTATATCTTCAATTAAGTCATCAGGGAAAGAACCTTCAGGGTTTTCTATTTCGTCTTGAATTTCCGTTTCCATTTCGGTAATCTCATCATTTAACTCATCAATTTTTTCTATAATTTCATCATTATTTTCACTTTCCATTTCATCATTATCTATCTCATCTTCAAAACTTGAAATTAAACTTTTATATTTTTCTATTTTACTATTTAAAATACCAATTTTTTCTTCTTGTCCGTCAGATAAATTTCTTTGTGAATTATC